GGCGGCGATTGCGGCCCGGCGCTGACCTTGCGCGCGCGCGCCGCGTGTAGCATAATCCAGCGCGCATAGGCAAGCGGAGACGACGTGGCACGACCGACCGAGCAAGACAGACTGGCGAAAGTGCACTCCGAGGCTATGGCCGAGTTCGACCGCATCCAGTCGGCGGTCAAGGACGAGCGCCTGCAGAGCTTGCAGGATCGGCGCTTCTATTCCATTGCCGGTGCGCAGTGGGAAGGCCCGCTCAATGAACAGTTTGAAAATCGGCCCAAGTTCGAGGTCAACAAAATTGCGCTGTCAGTCCAGCGCATCTGCTCCGAGTACCGGGCGAACCGCATCTCGGTCAACTACACCGCGAAGGACGGCGAGTACGACAGCCTGGCCGATGTCTGCGACGGGCTGTTCCGGTCGGACGAGCAGGACAGCGTGGCCGAGGAAGCCTACGACAACGCTTTCGAAGAAGCGGTCGCTGGCGGGTTCGGTGCGTGGCGCCTGCGCGCGGTGTACGAGTCCGAAGAGGACGACGAGGACGATCGGCAGCGCATCCGCATCGAGCCGATCTTCGATGCCGACAGCAGCGTGTTCTTCGACTTGCAGGCAAAGCGCCAGGACAAAGCCGACGCCACGCGCTGCTTCGTCCTGACGAGCATGACGCATGACGCCTACAAGGCGGCATACGACGACGACCCGACGAGCTGGCCGAAGACGATCCACCAGTACGAGTTCGACTGGTGTACGCCGGACGTGGTGTACGTCGCCGAGTATTACCGCGTCGAGGATCGCACCGAGGTGATCCGTGTCTTCCGAAGCCTCGACGGCTCGGAGGAAAAGTACCGGTCGGAAGACCTGGACGACGAGCTGCTGGCCCAGCTCGAGGCCATCGGCAGCTTCGAAGTGCGCCAGAAGCGGGTCAAGCGCCGGAAGGTGCGCAAGTACATCCTGTCCGGCAACATGGTTCTGGAGGACTGCGGTTACCTGCCCGGTCAGCATATCCCGATTGTGCCGGTCTACGGGAAGCGGTGGTACATCGACAACATCGAGCGGTTCTGCGGGCACGTCCGGCTGGCGAAGGATGCCCAGCGGCTGGCGAACATGCAGCGCAGTAAGCTGGCCGAGATCGCAGCCTACAGCAGCATCGAAAAGCCGATCTTCGTGCCCGAGCAGATTGCCGGGCATCAGGTGATGTGGCAGGAAGACAACCTGCGCAATTACCCGTATTTGTTGGTCAACCCGATCAGCGCGCCTGACGGCAGCATGCAGGCCGGTGGCCCGGTCGGCTACACGAAAGCGCCCGCCATTCCGCAGGCAATGGCCGCGCTGCTGCAACTGACCGAGCAAGACATCCGCGACGTGCTGGGCAACGCCGAGCAGGGCGAAAAGGTCGTATCGAACGTCTCCGGCAAGGCCGTCGACCTGGTACAGCAGAAACTGGACATGCAGACGTTCCTGTACATGTCCAACTACGCCAAGGGCGTCCGGCGCGGCGGCGAAATCTGGCTGTCGATGGCGAGAGACATCTACGTCGAGCCGGGCCGGAAGATGAAGATGCTGGGCGAGCAGGAGCAGGTCAGCAGCGTCGAGCTGATGCGCCCGGTGATCGGCGAAGATGGTGAGATCGAACACGAGAACGACCTGACCGAAGCCGAGTTCGACGTTGCAGTGGATGTCGGGCCGTCGTCGAGCAGCAAGCGTGCTGCGACGGTGCGGGCGCTCACGCAGATGATGGCGGTGACATCCGACCAGCAGGCCCAGCAGGTTCTGCAGGCAGCCGCGCTGATGAACATGGAAGGCGAGGGCTTGAGCGACATCCGCGACTACTTCCGCAAGCAGCTCGTGCAGATGGGCGTGATGAAGCCGACCGAAGAAGAGGCGCAGCAGCTCGCCGCCGCCGGCCAGCAGCAAGATCCGAACACCGTATTCCTGCAGGCAGCGGCTGAAGAGGCGATGGCGAAGGCGGCAAAGGCGCGTGCCGACGTGGTCAAGACGGTCGCCGAGAGCGAACTGACACAGGCCAAGACCGTCGAGACGCTGTCGAAGGTCGGCGGCGAAGGGGCCACGCAGGAAGGCGTCGCGCGCCAGGTCGACATGGGAATGCAGATGGCATCCCCGATGCAGCCGGGCGGGATGAGCGAGCGCGAGCGTATCGAGATGGACACGCTGGCTATCGAAAACGAGATCAAGCGGCGGCAGCTCATGGAGCAGGACGCACTGCTTGAGCGCGTGATGGCCGAGCGTGATGCGAACATGTCCGTGTCCGAATCCAGCAACGGCATGCGCGATGTCGTATCGGGCCTGGGCGACAGCGTGGCGGCGATGGGCGAGGTGGTCGGTCAGATGCGCGAGGCTATCGGCACGCTGGCCGACTCGAACAAGGCGAACGTCGAGCGGGCGCTGCAATCCATCAACCGACCGAAGCGGCTGGTGCGGGAGCGCGGCCGCATCGTCGGCATCGAGCCGGGCGAGGATTAAGGCGACATGGCAATCCAACTCTCTGTTGCAGTCAGGAACGGCAGGCTCGACTCGTTCGAGACGGTCTGCGGCACCAGCGCGGTGATGAAGATTTTCACCGGCTCGCCGCCTGCAAACTGCGCGGCTGCGGATTCCGGCACCACGCTGGCGACCGCGAACCTGCCGAGCGACTGGATGGCAGCGGCTTCCGGCGGCACGAAAGCGAAGTCTGGCACCTGGGAAGATCTGAGCGCAGACAACGCCGGCACGGCGGGACACTTCCGCATCTATGACAGCGGCGTCACGACCTGCCACATGCAGGGCACGGTCGGCACGGCGGGCACGGACATGATCGTCAACTCGGTCTCGTTCACCGCAGGCCAGGCGTTCACGGTCAACACGTTCACCCTGACGGATGGGAACGCCTGACCGTGGCTTCACAAGGCACGACAACGATCAACTTCGGTGGCAAGGCCACGGATACGTCCGTGGCCGTGTCTGCTCCGTCGATGACAGGCTCGGAGCTTGTCGAGGCGTGGATCTTCCCCGCGACGACGGCCTCGAACACGGTGGACAACCACTGGGTCGAGGAACTGTCTGTGGTGGCCGGGCCTCCCGTTGCCGGAGTCGGTTTCACCATCTACGCGAAGGTTTCGACAGGATTCGGGCACGGCGTCTACAACATCGGCTGGGTCTACAACTAAGGAACTGACATGAGCGTTTCGCTGATCGGCAAAGACGGCATCAACATCGCGACTGTGACCAACGGCGTCCCGATTTTCACTGGCGACGCCAATACGTCACCCGCCGGTGTGGGCGCAATCCGGACGTTCTCGGAAAACGATTCTGGGAGCGTTACCGGCACCGCCTACCTGCTCAGTCCCGAATCCACCAGCGACTATCGCCTGCGCTCGGTTCAAGACACCATTCTCGATTCCGAGGTGTTCTGCTACACCAACCAGAACACGGGCAAGCACAACTACGCTGCGACCACGCTGACGATGGCGCTGTCGGGCAACGCGCTGGTCACCAACAGCGGCAACATCACGACGATCAACACGGCGTCATTCTTCCGGACGCAGCAGTATTTCGAGCTGTGCGGCAGCCAGAACGCGACCTATGTGACGTTCGAGTCGGCGCTTTCTGCCGCGCTGGCAACGAACACGACGATTGATTACGGCATGTTCCTGCAATCGGGAAGCTCGCCTTACGCGCCGACTGACGGCGCTTACTTCCGGATCACCAGCGCCGGTTTTCAGGGCGTCATCAACTTCAACGGCGTCGAAACCACGACCAGCATTTTCCCGTTCACGCACACGATCAATCAGGTCTATGCGTTCACCATTGCGGTCAACACCGACAAGGTCGAGTTTTGGATTGACGACATCCTGTACGCGACTCTGGACACGCAAGTTTCCAACGGCACGCCGTTCGCATCGCAGGCTCTGCCGGTGCAAATCCGCCACGCAATCGGCGCCACGGCGGCGGGTGCGGCGCTGTCTCTGCGGACGTTCTCCTACGCGGTGCAGGTCAACGACCAGACCAATCTGCCGTACCAGCACATCCAGACGATGCGCGGCGGCTCGCCGCAGGTTCAGCAGGGCGGTTCTACCGGCGGTCAGTTG